AAGATGACAAGGTTATTGGTACTTATTCAATCATTACGGAAATGGAATATAATCCAACAAAAGTGGCGGGAAGTCATTACACGCTTTTTGATACGGGTGATTTTTACCGTAGTTTTATGCTTCAAGTGTTGCCTGACGGCATAGTTATAAACGCAGACGGATTAAAAGATGACGGAACGGACTTATTGGAAAAATTTACGGACAAAATTTTGGGGCTTACTGACGAAAGTAAAATCAAACTTATTGAGAAAGTCAAAGCCAAATATTACGAAACAACGTTACGATTATTACGAGGGGATTGAGGAACTCCCTTTATTTAATTGGATAAAATGTACGTCTAATGATTTAAAGTTCGTTAGAAAGGATAAAAAAGGCACAGAACAAGAAGATATTGAAGCATGGGAAAGAATTTATGACAGTTATATTGCTGAATATGGACTAAACGAAGTCTATAAAAAGCTGTTAAACGCAATGAAGAAAAAAGCGTTGTTAGAAGTTGATTTCATTTTGACTAGGGAACGTTTTAAACTGACAGAAATTGAAATGCAAATAGCAAATTTAGACGCTATGATGATGAATGGTGGTAACGGAATGACTATTGAACAATCTTTAATTCATTTAAGCAAGTGGATGGGGAGCTGGATAAATGCAAAGGAAATAAGTACAAAGGAATATTTTAATTTAATGAGTGAATATGGCAAAGAAAATAAGCGCAAGTGATATATTTGCAGAGGAAGACATCTTTAAAAACATAAAAGCGTCAGCATTAGAAACAATTGAAACGTTTACTAAATTAGACGATGTTATAAAAAAAACAGCTGATAAATTAAAAAAAGATATTTCAGGCTCTGATTTTGGAAATACAAAAGGAATAAATGCGTTCGTAACAGCTACTCAAAAAGCAACAAAAGCACAAAAAGACGCTGTTGCTGTTGATAAAATTGTTGTTCAAGCTAAAAAAGACCTTGTAAATGCAGACAAAATTCTTATAGAAAATGATATTAAGAAGCAAAAGTTAGCACAAGAAACAATAAAAACAAACAATCTAATTGCTAAAGGTGAAGAGCAAAAAGCCAAAGCAACGGAAAAGGCAGCAAAAGCAACATTAGACGAGGCAAATGCTTATAAAAAACTTTCAAATAACACGAGAGATTTAAAAAACGAATCTAAAATGTTGGCAGCTGAAATGCTACATTTAGAACAAAACGGACGTAGAAATTCAAAGGAATATAGGGAACTTGCAAGGACTTATAAGCAAGTGACAATGTCAGCTCAAGAAGGTGACAGACAACTAAAGAAAATTGATAATACTGTTGGTGATAATTTCCGAAATGTTGGTAATTATAATGGTGCAGTAAATAAACTTAAAAATGGATTAGGACAATTAGGATTAGCATTTGGAATAGGTTCAATTGTTCAAAGTGCTGGTAAATCAATAGTTGAATTTGACCAAAAAATTGCAGACCTTGTTTCAATTACAGGAGCTGGAGGTAAAGACCTTGAATTTTATAAGCAACAAGCCATTGAAATGGGTAAGGGCGTTCAGGGAGGTGCAAGTGCAGTTATTGAGGCATATAAATTAATTGGATCAGCAAAACCTGAACTATTAAATAATGCTAAAGCGTTGGATGCTGTAACAAAGTCAGCAATTACATTAAGTCAAGCAAGTGGAATGACATTGCCAGATGCTGCAACGGCTTTAACTGATGCAATGAATCAATTTGGCGCACCAGCCGAAAAAGCTGGTCAATTCATTGATGCACTTGCAAACGGTGCTTTATTAGGAAGTGCAGAAATTCCACAAGTTACAGAGGCTCTTTTAAAGTTTGGAGCAATTGCTAAGAATGCAAACGTTCCAATTGAAGAAAGCGTTGGTTTAATTGAAACTTTAGCTGAAAAAGGTTTAAAAGGTGCGGAAGCTGGAACAGCATTAAGAAATGTAATGTTGAAAATTTCAGCTCCTGACGCATTACCAAAAGAGGCACAACAAAGATTACAAGATTTAGGAATTTCATTTGACGATTTAAAGGATAAATCAAAACCATTTAGCGAAAGATTAGCGTTATTAAAACCATTATTGAAAGATAACGCTGCAATGGTTAAAGTTTTCGGTTTAGAAAATACAGTTTCGGCAACAACTTTGATTCAAAATACCGCTAGGATTGCTGAATTAACAGCTGGAATGGATAAACAAGGTACAGCGTCAAAACAAGCACAAGACCGAACAAAAACTTTATCATTTGCATTTAATGAATTAAAGGAAAGCTGGAATGCTGTTGTTCTTAGTTTTACAAGTGGTGAGGGAAGTAGTGCAATTTTAGTTAATTCATTAAGTTTTATTGCTCAAAATCTAGGCACAATAATAGGTTATGTTGGAAAAGCTGCTTTAGCTTGGACGGCTTATTTAGTTGTTCAAAAATCAATTCAAGCCTATAATTTTTTAATGACTGGAGGCTTAAAAAATGTTGCAAGTTCAATGATGGACATTTTTAAAGCTGGAAAACAAGCTGGAGAAGGTGCTAAAATAGCTGGAGAAGGAGTTAGTAAAGCTGGAAAAGCAATGAATGCTATCCCTTGGGTTGCAATAATTGGAGTTTTAATTGAAGTCGCAACAGCTTTATACGACATAGCAAGTGGAGCGAGAGCAGCAAGAGAACAACAAGAATTATTGGCTAGAGCAAACGAAAATGCCGACAAAAATATTTCAGCGGTAACAAAAAGAACACAAGATTGGGTTATTGAACAAAAAAGGCTTTTAGATATTGAAATAAGAAATAGAAAAGCAAACGGAGAAAGTGTTAAAAAATTGGATGAGGAACAATTAAGAAGACAAAAAGAAATTGAAGCAACTGGATTAAATAGATTAAAATATGCACAAAAAATTCGTAAAGACGATTTAACAAAAAAACTTCAAGATTTTGATGTTATTAAAAAATTAGCATCTGATTTAGAAAAATACGGAACGTACACGACATATTCACAAGCACAAATAAAACTTTTAAAAGAGGAGGCAAAAGCAAGAGGAATGGTAGGGGATGAAGCATGGAGAGCTGTTGCTGTACAACCTTTTTTAAAGAAATTAGCTGAAGATGGGACAAGATTAACAAAAGAAATTGTTGGATTAAATGAAGCTGAAAAAGAATATAATGATTTATTAGATGAATCAAATGTAAAAATTAAGGAAAATTCAACACAACATGAAAATAATACTGGAAAAATCAATGCGAAAATACCTAAAATTAAAGCTCTAAACATTGAATATCAAAAGACAAATGAGTATTTGACAACTCAAACTGAACTATTAAATCAGTTGGCTGAAATTGAGAATGAAAGAGCAATTAAACAAGCTGAGACAAATATTCAAACGCAAGTTTCAACGGACGTTGCTAATATTAGTAATGGTGGCACAGCACAAGCTGGAGAAAGTACACAATATTTACTTTTTGAGGAATTAATCAATAAAAAATATGAGTTAATTACCAAGTTTGAAGCTGAAAGACTTCAAGTTGAAGTTAATGGAATTAACGAAAGATACCGATTAATGGACTTGGCTGAAATTCAATCAGCGCAAGATAGAAGAGATACATTATTGGCACAAGAAGGAATAACTAATGAACAAAAAATAGCTGTAAATAAACAGTATGATGAGGATTTAAAAACCATTGATGAAAATAATCTTCAAAGAAATGCTGATAAACTTTTGGAAATAGAAATTGCGGAAGGAAAATCAAAAGATAAATTAGTTCAATTAGAAGTTGATAAAAATAGTGAAATCAATGCTGAAAATGATAAAATCATTGATGCTGAAATTGCTAACGCACAAAAGAAAACCGATGAAATAACTAAAATAACAACGGAAGGAGCTAAAAAGAATTATGAAACACAAAAAGAATTCATAAAATTAACAGCTGATTATTTTATTAAGCGTTCAAATGATAAGATTGCCCAATTAGAAAAGGAGATTGCAAAAGCTGAAAATCAATACGATATTTTGCAACAATTAGCCGCAAACGGTAATATCAACGCTCAAGAATCCTTAGCAGAACAGCAAAGAATAATAAACGAGGCAAACGCCCGAAAAGATAAAGAGATGAAACGTCAACAACGGATCAAATTAGCAGAAAGCGTTTATTCAACTTATAATTCAAAGGTTGCTGGAGGTAGTGAACACCCATTAATGGATACGATTAAGGACACAATGCTTTTACAACAGTTTATAGCTAGTTTACCAACGTTCTTTAACGGAACAGAAAACACCGGCAATAACGGTAACGGAATTGACGGTAAAGGTGGTTTTCATGCTGTATTACACCCGAATGAAAGGGTTATTCCTAAGAGTTTGAACGAGCAAATCGGTGGCTTAAGTAATGAGGCACTTGCAAAGATGGCGAGTGAATACCAAAACGGTAAAATTATACGTTCAAACAGTCAGGTTGGGAGCGCATTTGATACGGCTATATTGGTGGGTAAATTGGATGAGTTGACAAGCGCAATAAAACAGAAACCCGAAACGAATATAAGCATTGGAGAAATTACTCAATCTGTTATGGAAATCGTTAAAAGCACGAAACAAGGTAATACAACAACTTATAACCGTTATAAAGTTAGACGATGAGACATTTTTTAAATGAGATTGAAATAACGCCACGAAATCGAGAGGTAATTGGAGTGGTTTCAGATTTCACAGATAACCCCGAAGTTTTAAAGGTAAATGTTGACACTATAATTTTGCCACGTGAAGCATACGACATAGTGAAAAATCACATTAATACAATAGGTTTATTCGAGGGAATTCCGTACCGCGTTCAGATGGCAAATGGAATAAGTCTTGACTATTACGTTGACCTTACAAGTGCGCCCGTATTTCGTTCTTATGAATGTGAACTTAAGATAAAAAGAAGACGCGCAAATGATAACTTTTTTGATAATGCAAACGGCACATCCTTTGAATTATTACTAGCTAAAGGAGTTGTATTTCCAACGTTTAACGTGCCTTATTTAATCGTTAAAGACAATCAAGTTGAATTATCTATAATGTTAAGCCTTGCGTTATTCAACATGACTCAAGCGTCAATACAAGCCATTAAAGACCTAGCCGAAACAATAAGCGAAGGTGTAGCTGCTTTTACTCCAAGTATTGGCGTAACGGGTCCCGTTATAAACATTGGAGCAATTGTAAAATATTACATTAGCGTAACGATTCAAGTTATTTATATTGCGAGTTTACTTATTGCAATCACTGAAATGGCGGTAAAGTTATTTAGTCTTATTTT